TGTATTTAAGTCTATGTCTACTGTACTTATATGAACTTCAGCTACATACTTGACATTGAATTTAGCACTTACTGTAGCAGCGTCTAAGACTGTAAATATTACTTCCTGCCCTACAGGATTCAATGTGTATAAAGGGTGCTGTTCTATTGTTAATGCCATTATTTTTTATTTTGGTCTGTAAAATTCTGTTAAATAACTTTTAATATCAAGTGTTAATATTTTAATCATATCTTTTTCTAGTTTGTTAAATTGTAATCCTAAAGGTTTCTGAAAGAAACTTAAACTCTTTATTCCTTTTTTTTGTATTGACTTAGCAATAGCAAAAGCGAAAGACTTATCCTTTATAAATCTTCCTGTTTCCTTATTTCTACCTTTTAAACCTTTTCTTTTGATCCACTTTTCTATAATTCCTGTAGGTGGGTGTTTAGTTGTATATCCTTTGCCGGGACTTTTAACATTTTTGCCATCATAATTTATATATGATTGCTTTTTTTTATTACCTGATACTCCTTTATCTAAAAACTGACCATAATCTTCCATATAGAATTTAGTAGAAAATCCTCCTTCTTCAGAAGTAACTGTAAATCTAATTGAATTACCTAAAGAAGTATCACCCTTATCTTCTCTAAGCAGTTCTCTTGAATCCTTTACTACTTGTTTACCAAAACTATTTAAGTATCTTTCTATGTTAGCAGTATTCATAAATCAAATGTTATTTTCCAACCTTTCCAACCTAAATGTATTGTCATTCTTCCTATCTTCAATTTCATTAATAACCTGCTCCTTCTGATGTTACAGGAATGATACAAGTCTGAAAGTTATTCTGAACTAATACTCCTAAAGTAAATGTCCAACCACAGCAAAGATTGTCAAACCTCTCAGAGAATGGTTCAATCGTGAATTGATCTTGTGTGAAATAGATAGGAGCATTAATGTCATTTGTTCCTGCTAATGACTGTTGCTCTGAATGTCTAAGCATACCTATAAAGTCTGTTGCTATTTGTAGTGTTTCATTATATACATCTTGCTCGTTACTTAAAGTCTTGTAAAGCTTTGGGAAGTTAGCTGATGCGTTGTTCAAAGTCCAATTTTCTTTTTCTGAAACCATATCCATAATGAAGACCTGAAAGTTATACGTTAATTGGCTATCTCCTGTAGTTACACTTGTTGGATTGAGGTGCAGCAAAGGGAACTTCTGCATCTTCTCCAAATTGATGTCAAAAATATCTCCTACTGATGTTGTACTTATTTGTTCGTGGTATTCACCTAATCTAAGTAAGGTGTTTACTACATTATTATACGTCTTATTATTAACCATTTCTATTTACTTTATTTTGTGAGTTCAAATCTGTTTCATAACTAAGCCAAGTCAAACAATTCAAAAGACTTAGCTTTGTAATACTTTCTAAATTAACTATCTTTTCATTACACAATCTATGGAGTACGCCAAACCATCCCCACTTATCTGCAAATGTTTCTGATGCTATTGCTTCTTCATTTCCTTCAGCCGTTGCATCAAATATAATGGCAAAATCTCTGACAATACCTTCCCTAAATTGTAGAAAAAAAAAAGGCTTGCCTGTACTTGTTCTGCTGACATCTGTTTCATTTCTTCTGCTCTCATTCTAATATCTCCATCATAAGCATCTATAATGTAAACATCATTCTTCTTTTCTTTTACAGGCCTGTATAAAATAGCCATTAATGAAGTTAGGTTCTTTTCTACTCCTCCTTTTATAAACGTTTCTATATCTGCGTACTCGCCTAAGGTAATATCATCTAAATTAGGGTGAAAGCCATACTCCACATCATTGACTGTTATGATACGCTTTAAAGAAGTATTTTGTTCTTCTTGAAGTTTACCTACCCTACTCATTATTTCAGCTACATCAGATAAGGCTAGTTCTTTTATTAATTGTTTAGGAATATTAGATAAAGCAGCTATTGTTTCAGTAGCTTCTTCAGTCTTAGTTCCTTTCTCAAAGTCAATGAGTTTAAGCCACTTTTCAAGAGTAACGTCATTCCAACTATCAATTAGTTTAAATGTATTTGTTTTGCCTTCCTTTTTTATCTTGACTTGCATATTAGGTTATAGAAAAAGTTTGATTTTAGTTTACTGCACGAAATACTTCCCTGCATTTGGATTGTCTAGGTGGTAAATTACATTATATCTTATACCATCTATTGCGTGATTAAAGTTATCTACATAAAGCTTAGAGCCTTTGTCAGCATATATATAATTATTCAGCTCTTTAGCTATGTTCGTAGACTCAGGTGTTATGATAAGCTCATAATCTTGCATACGAGTAATACCACTTTCAATAGTTCCTTTCTTTACAGGCTTAATGTTTACTCCTAAATGTCTAAGGTCTGCAATCAGTCTTGGTTCAGCACTATCAGCTATTATCAAAGTTTGCCCTACTTTATCTAATATGATTTGAGCCAATTCATTTGACTTTAATCCATTCCTATAGATATGCTCCTTTAAATATATCTTCTTATGTTTCTTATCAATAGCTACCTCTATCAATGAATCAGGATCAACACTAAAGCCAAAATCCATTCCACAAGAAGTTTGAAGTCCATCAGGATTAAATTCTCCTATACTCCAATTATCAAATACTACTCCTTCTGCTTTGTCTAACCACCCTCCTAAGATTTTATGAGTGTACTTGTTAAAGTTAGTATGCTTTATGCTCTTAATACGCTCTAGGAAGCTCTCTGATAGATTAACTACATTATCTAGATATGTACTATGTATATAACATACATTGTCTTTAATGCCATTAAAACCACCTTCAACTCCTTTCTCTTGAAAGAACCTATTATATATCCAATGTTCTTTAGTTACAGGATTTAATATCAGTATAATTCTATTGTGTATATTCTTTTCTCTAATACTTAAGTCTATCGTGTCAAAGATGTTTTCATCTATTAATTCTTCAGCCTCGTCAAGAACCCAAGTGCTGATACCTTGTAATGACTTAAGACTAGCCGTCTGATTACCTGCCGATGTCCTAATACCTCTAAATAATATATCTGAATTATTCTTTGTATTTAATACTTCTTTTTTATTAATACTAAATACCTCATCAAATCCTAGTAGCCCTATCTTTTCTAGGAACTCAGGAATGATTGAAAGATGTGCTGATGTCATTGTATAACGAGTAAAGAGTATTCTTATCCCTTTTGTCATAGTCAGTAAAGTAAGAAAGACTGTAACTGCAAATGACTTTCCTGATCCCCTACCTCCTGTAATTATAAAGTATCTAGCATCTGATTCAAATAATGGGTTGTATTTCTTATTCAGTATCAGTTTGTACGAATGTTATTATGGGCATATTAATAGCTTTATCTCCTGATGTTATATCTAATCTATCTGTTTCATTCATTCCACAAATATTCTTTGCTCCATGAATTACAACTGAAGGTACTTTGTCTTTTATACATTCATAGAATTTAGACATCACAAAGTCTTTAGCTATTAACTCTACATCATTTACTGCTTGAGCAAATACCTTGTCTTCTTTTAGCCACTTGTAGTAGTTAGTTCTTGATAGGTCGCAAGACTTTAAAGCTGTTGTTACTATCCCTAGACTTCCTTCTAGTGCTTTCAACATTTGCTCCTTTGCTATTTTTGTTCTATTTTGTTCCATTATTTTTTATATATTTTATCAAAAAGTTCTAACGCACTTAAGATTGCTTGATCCATATTGAAATACTTATACTCGGCTAACCTACCAACAAAATAAATATTATTGCTTTCTAGTTTTTTAGCTTCTGCTTGATACTTATAATAAATATCTCTATTTTTTTTTGTAGGCACAGGATAATATTCCTCTCCTGTACTAGAACTAAATTCTTCAGCTATAATACTATATTTAGACTTAGTGTTATAAAATTTTTTATAATCAATTTTTCTTGTGTAAGGGTATTCTAATGAAGGGTAGTTTACAACAGCAGCAGGTTGATAATCCTCTATGTCATATGTTTTATACTTAAAGTTTAGTGACCTATATTCTAATTTACCAAACTTATCTGCAAAGTAACTATCTATTTTACCTGTAAAGAAAAGTTTCTTTGATTTATGTATCTTACTACTATATTCTTTATTTAGTTCTACTGTTATATTTTTATGGTCTAAGATATTTTTAACAAATTCAGTATATCCATTAGAAGGTAGTGCTTCATATTTATCTGAAAAGTATCTATCGTTAAATGTATCTCTTACAGGTATTCTTTCTAATACTGATGGTTCTAATTCTGATGGGTTTAAGTTCCATTGTTTTATAGTGTAATTTTCAAACATTAATTCATATAATTCTTGACCAACTTTTGCTAGTGCTGAATCTTTTGAATTATTAATTTCGCTTTTAACTTGATTTTCTTTTAACCAAGATTGCATTTCAGATATATTACTAATCTTTAAATCAAACAATTCATTAACTGTTGTTATATTAACAGGTACCGGAACGTGTTTACCATTTACATAAGATAATACTTTATGTTCATACATATTCCATTCAGAAAACTGATTAACGAACTTCCAAACCACCTCACTATTAGTATGAAATATATGAGCACCGTATTTACTTAATCTTATTCCTGTTTTAGTATCTATGTAGTCATAGGTATTACCCCCTATATGATCTCTTTTCTCTATTACTAATACTTTCTCCCCTTTATCAGCTAATTTCCTAGCTAATGTAGCTCCTGATAATCCTGCTCCTACAATTATATTTTCAATCATTTATTTCTCTCTTATGTATTTTATCAACTAACTCTTTAATATTATTTATTAATTCTTTATCAAAGTCTAATTCTTTATCCCAATTCTTAGGTTTCTTTACTTGATGCTTATGTTGAAGAAAGGGATCCTTTTGTACGGTAGACGATTTTACCATATAACTTACTTTTCTAGTATATATATCAGGATACATTTCTTCTGCATATTCTCCTCTCTTATTCTCTTTAAGCATTGCATTGTATAGTTTTCTATTGCCGTCCATAGATGTTTTTTTCCCTGTCTTACCATATAGTAATGCGTTTCTTATTATGCAACTTGGTTTATTATTCTCCCCATTATATATACTCATTAAAATATCGTCTTCAGTAGCGTTTTCAAATTTAAAATCTTTATCTATTTTATGACAGAAAAAACTATAAGGGAATCCTGCTGATATATTAACACTACCATTACAAGGAAAAGCAGACATCATAAGACCTACTGCTCCTGTGTTAGAATTTTCAGATATTAAAAACAGTAATTTTATAATCTCATAAAATGCTTGCGGTTTGTTTTGCTTAATAGTTGGATTTTTTTTATTTTTATGATAAAATATTTGCGTTATATTATCATCTAAATGTATTGCATATTCGTAGTTATTCTTTTTTGCGTAGTCATTTATTGTTTCTCTTGTTTCAGCACCTAGATTAGCTTTACTTTCTTTTTGCCTAGACATAAATTCATTATGTAACTTATCGCTTGTTTCAACTACTTTTATGTCCTTTATTTTTTTATAATCCTTTGCAGCTGTTTTATTATTAGTTGCAATTATAAAATCTATTCCTTCTTTTTTAAGTTTAGCCCTTATAGGAGGTATTAAAAACCTTCTTAAAGTTAGATTATCCATATAAGGTCTACCACCTAAGATAGCTACTAGTTTTTTATTTTTTAAAGACATATACTTTTCTTTGACTTGTAATATTGCTTTTAATGTCTTCTGTAATATCTATACTATTTAATTCATAAAGACTTGTTATTTTATCTAGATCCTCTACATTTTCATAAGCTACGACAACAATAGACAAATAATCAGTTTTTTTAATGTCATTAGCATCTAAAATATTTTCTTCTTGATCCCAAAAATTAGGTAGATTAATACCCCAATCATCTAAATTTTCTGATTCCCATTCATTTGCTAAGATATCCCAATCCCATTCTCCAAATGATGCATTATCTTTTACTATAAATTCTTTTTTCTGATCTTCAGTAAGTCCTTCTGCTATATCTATCCATACTTCTTTTAACCCTGCCTCTTTACTAGCCTTTAATCTCATATTGCCACCAAGCACCATAAAGTCCTCATCTACTACTATAGGTCTAAGCTTTAACATCTCAGGAAATTCCTGAATAGACTTGACTAGCTTTTTAAATTTATCATTCTTAATGATTCTTGGATTGCTAGGGTTTCCCTTTACCTTACTTATCTTTACTTGTTGTTTCATAATATGTTATAGAAATTTGTTAGTTTTATTTTAATCGTATGATTCATTGATTCCTCTTTAGTCTACTAATTTTTCCTTTGCCCCTTCCCATAAGTTATCTCTGTTCTTAGTTAGACTAGGCTCTGTTCTTTGAAGTGTTGGCATACCTTCTGTTGGTATGCTGTCCATATACTTTCCACATTCGCACTCAGCTTCTTTTGCTACCCAATCTCCTAATCTGTATACTATTGTAACTTTAGATAGTTCTTTAGTCTTTCCACATTCGCAAGTGTATAATGTCATCTCTTTAATTTATCTAATTCAAACTGTAAATGATTGATTGCTTTCTGTATGCACTCAATAGGACTAGCGTGTTTCTTTTCAGCCCTTAATAGATAAGTTACAGCCGTTCCAACATTGTAAGATAAATCAAAGTCTTCAATAACTTTACGAGCTTCTATCTTATATCGTTTTCCTATGTAGTAACTTGGTATTCTATTATTTTTCATTTATTCTATCGTGTGCTAGTCCTCCTGTTCGTGTTTCTACTTTATCCATTTTCCAAAGCAACTTTTCTGTTTTCCTGTTCTT